ATTGGTTGCAGTTTCAATTACTGTTGATGTTCCTACACTGACTACGCTTGAAATAGTATTTTGTGCTCCTGGATTTTGCACTAGAGTGTAGTTGGTTCCTGAAATTTGAAAAACGTTTTCAACAAATACTAAAACGTTTTGTGCTGCCGCAGGAGCAGGATAATCTGTATCTCCACTATCTAACGGACCAAAAAGGACTTCAACGGCGTCTCCACTGCCTAAATTTTGTTGAACAATGCCTACTGCATTAGGTTCTTTGTATCTAAATTTTCTCCAAGCACCATTTTGATACCCTTCAAATTCATCTGTAGAAGTATTATATCTTATATGTCCTGTGATAGGAGTTGTAGGGCGTTGAGCTGTGGTTCCTTTAGGAACAAGCATTGTATTCGTGCTGTCGACAACAACTTGATCGTTAATATCATACTGGACACCTTTACCGGTGATACTTCTCAAGTTAGTTGTTTGTCTTTTAATAAGTCTCATTTACACTTCCAAATAACTTAACGTCACGCTCAATGTTGTATTGCCACTGCCTGCATCTGGACTTGCAACAAAACTGACTTTATCTCCTTCAGATAAAACTACCTTTTCACTATCAAAAGTAAATGTTTCTTCTGCTGGTAATGATAGATTGTTAATTACTCTTGTAATATTGTTATCTAACGGATCACCACTTGGAATAAAATGCATGTCAAAGTTAGCTGCTGTTGATCCACTGTTATTACACACTAAAATATTTGTAATAGCATAAGTTTTACTTGCTGGAACTGTAACTGCATCTAGCTGTGTAGTTGTAAGTCTTTGATTTACTATCGCCATTTTGTTTCCTTTTAAAATATCATGCTGTACACTAATGCACGATTATTACTTATTATTTCATCTCTAGTATTGCTTTTATTTACAAAATACAAGCCTGTATTTCCCGTAGCTTGAGTTTTGCTGTAAAGTTTTATACCTTCTGTTGGTGTTGCAGGATCTGTAGCAACATCGTCTTGTCCTGGTGTTTCTGTAATAAACAAGTTGTCATTTACTTGCACAGAACCAGTGCCTGGTGCTTCTAGCACTAAATCAGCATTACTATCAACTGTGCTTATTTTACTGCTTTCTAATCTTAAAGAATCAAATTCTACTCTATCACCGTACACAACAAGTGTATCAGCACCGTCAATACCTATAACAACGTTACTAGGGTTTCCTGTTGTTTGGAAATCAAAAGTTTCTACTTTAGTATTGTCTTCTCTGATAATGTCTGATATACCTACGCTGGTCAAAGCATAGGCAAAATAATCAACTAGAGCTTTTGTGTTGGGAATATTATCGTCATCTACCACAACACCGCCGCCACTATCAGTAATTACACCGCCTGCATATGTAAAAATCTTTTCTTCATAATTGGTTGAATTAGTAACACTGATTATTCCGGCACCTGTATCTAAATACAAATTGCCGTTTGGTGGTTTGATTCCATCTGTGCTTAAAGGTAAAACCTGTCCTGAAGTATCAATAAGTTTAAATGTTCCACTGCCACTGTCGCCGCCTAGTGTCCAATTTATTGTTTCGTCAAATACAAACTTTGCATTGTTCAAAGTTCCGCGTTCAATTTCTATACCAGCTTCTTGGTTATTAGTAATACTGATTCCACTGCCGGTTTCACCGTTATTTAAAATAATGACATTGTCATTTATAACAGTGTTGTTACTTTCAACTGTTGTAGTTGTACCTTCTACTTCTAAACTACCGCGTACAATTACTGTGCCTGCAGGTTGAGCTGGTGAGCCACTAGTAGTGCCTCTTGCAGTATCAAGAATAATGTTACCGCCTGCTTCTACTTTAATACTGTAATTGCCGTTTTCAACTTTTAATACTTTTGACATTCTAAATCCTTATAAATTGGGGAGCGTTAACTCCCCAATATATCATTATGCGTCTTCTGAGAAATCGTCGTCATCTGTACCAGTTAATGTGTTATCATCACCAGCTTCTTCCATTCTTACAACTCCGCTTGATGCTGAACCTGTAAGCACGTATCTTAATGACGTTCCGTCTAGTGCGTTAGAACCAGTTGAACTTGGTGCCGCTAGTGTAACTTTACGTCCACTAATCTTACTTACACCGTAAGTTTCTGAATCATCACCTTGTACTGAAATTGACATTTCGCCTGAGGACAATGCCGCAGGTAACACACCAGTTTTCAGTGTACATGTAAATGTTCCGCCTGTTTCGATTTCTTCAACTACGAATCTTTTAGAACCTTTTTGTTTTACAATGTAACCTTCTTTAACGCCTGAGCCGTTGTGAAAGTTTACTTTGATTTCATTTCCGGCAGCAGTAGGTCCTGTGCCTTCTACTCCAAAAAGTCTTTTATTAAGTGGTCTTCCCATTTGTTTTCTCCTATTTAGAAGTCCGATGCGGGTTCTAGCCGCTACGGGGTTGTGTCCCCATAAGTCCACCTTAATGGCTTCACTATCTGACATTAGTATTTATCACAAATGAAAAAAGGCATACAAGTAAACTTGTACACCTTTAAAAGAAATAAGCAATATTAGGAAGGACTAGGTTACACCTCCAACCCCTCGCCACAGATGCCATTCTGATAACCAGGGAGCCTGTTTCCGCTCGGTAGAGCGATGTGACTCAGCGTATTTCTACTACCAAGCCTGGGTACCACCCCTAAACAGCCATCTTCGACGCTCTGGTAAACGCCTCTTCGATGCACTAATAAACAAAAGTTAATTACTCTTTTGCTGCTTATTTTACTAATATAACATATCCTAAAATAAAAGTCAACCTTATTTTAACAAAAAGTTATATTTTTCAAGAAAAATTAAGCAAAAGCTCTTCTTTTCATGATTTTGTAAGTAGCAACTGGTCTACCTTGACCTACAACTTCGCTGTCGATTACTCTAACATCGAAACCTGCTTCTCTTAATTCAGTTAATCTAGCACCTGGTGATGCAATATCCATATCATCTCTTAAATCTTCAGATGTAAATGCTTTACCATTACCCCAGTATTTTGCTAAAATTTGTTGATTTTGTGTTCCTTCTTTAAAGAACTTTGTTCCAACTGCTTTTGTTGATTTTGACATAATGTTACTCCTTATTATTGTTATTATATGTTTTAACATTAACACAAATATACACTAGTTTCGCGTAAAAGTCAACTGATTTTGGTAAACTAATCTGTCCGTTTTTTTACACGCACTAACCAAATAGTACCATTTTCTGTCTTTTTTTCGTAGAATGTTTCTAAAATAAAGTCTTTTTTTGAAGGCATAGTCAAAAAAATAGGCCCCGTAGGGCCTATTTTGTAATTTATAATTGCTAACTCTTAGCTGAAGGTTACATTGGCAACGTTAGTATTAATATCAACTTTGCCTAAGTAATCAGCCGCGTTACCAAGAGATGAAGCTGTGTTTGAAAGCTCAACATAACCATAACGAGTCATAAAGCTCACTGTTGGTTCAAATGTTGATGGATCCAATACAACACCGCTTGACATTAACGGAATGTATGGGCAGTAGAATGCCGCTGCATCAGATTCGCTTGAGCCTTTGTATCCAACAAGTACGCCTGTACCGTCACCAGCATAAGAGTCAACGTAAACTCTCATTGCGTTGTTTAGTGTACCAACGAATTTAGTGTTTGTTGGAGCTTCAAAAGCACCTTCAGTTGTTCTAGCAAACGCAGAAGTTGTAGCAGATTGTAGAATTGTTAACGCAAATGGGCTAACAACTGCATAGTTACCTGCACCTCTTCTTGTACGCTGAGCAATCAAGTTTGCAACTCTGTTGATTTGAACTGCAAGAGCTGCGTGTTCGTCACCAACAAATGTAGCAGTACCTGAAACAGCTGCTTGATCGTAAGTTTCAGCGGCTGAACCAGCTAGTGTACGTAGGCTTCCTAGTACTTCCTGATCAATCTCAGCAGTAATTTCTTGAGCTAAAGCAGCCATAATTTCTGCTTCAACATCAATACCATGCTGTGACTGAGCGTCTTGAGCAGATTCAAAAGTCCAGCGAGCTGATAGCTTTCTGGTTTTTGCTTCTACTGTTTGCTTCAAGATTTGAATGCTTAATCTGTTTCCAGCACTACCTTCTAGTGTAGCTGTTGATTCAGCTTTACCAGTTGCAGCACCTGAATACTGTTCTGCAATCTTGAATGGGCTTAATGCCTCTTCACCAGCAACAGTAGTTTGTGTACCGTCTGCTGAGTTTGTGTCCGCATCTGAGTAGCGAACTCTTAGTGTGTGGATCTGACCCACTGGTCCAGTCATAGGCTGAACACCAACAATTTCATTTGCAATTACTGTTGGCATTACACGTCTGATAACTGGAAGAATAACTCTGTTAAGAGTTGCAACATTACCGGCAGAAGTTGCACCAGTAGTGGCAGTCTCTGCCAAATACGATCTTGTATTTTCTAGAGTTGTTGCCATTACGCTTTTCTTTGTGCCTTGTAGGCCTTCAAGAAGTGCAGTTTTGGTATCCTGCCAGCGACTTTCTAATAGTTCTGACATTTGGTTTCTCCTTAATTTAATCCTGCAAGTCTTCTAATGTCAATTACATTAGCACTTGCATTATTGTCACTATCTTGTGTTTCTTCTCTATTGCCTGTGATTTCTTTGCCTTCTGTAATAATTGCCTTCTTCTCTGGAGTTTTACCGTCTATTACTGCCGGTAGGTACTTATCAAACGCAGAACGTAGTCTATTTGTTTGAACGCTTTCCAGTAAATCGATCATGATTTCTTTTTGATCTTTGCTTAAAGGACTGATCAATTCTGCAACTGTGTCCTTACGCTGAGCAGCTTCTGTAATTTTAGCAATTTCAGCATCTTTTGATTCTGCTAATTTTTGCTTTTCTACAGCTTCTACTTTTGCTTCTGCTAGTTGCTTGTCTTTAAGCTCTACTACTTTCATAAGTTTTGCAGTTTCAGACTTTTCATTCAAGTAACTTGAACTATATTCTGTAGCAAATGCTTCGAATAGTCTGCGACCAAAATCGTTCTTTCTTGCAGATTCGATATCTTCTTTGAGTTGATGAATTTCTTTGTTAAGAACTTTGTCAACAATATTAGATACTTTGTCTGCACTTTTTTCAACAAACTTAGTCTTTAACTTATTAAAGTGATCTTTAGCTTCACGTACTAAACGTACTTTTGTTTCAGCTAGGTCTTTTTTGTCTGTTTGGAACTCTGCAATTTCTTTTGCAAGTGAGTCTACAACGAAATCTTCAAGCATTTTGAACTTATTCGCCATGCCTTTTTGATCTTCGTGAAGTTCTTTTACTTCTTTTGAAAGACTCTGTACAACAAAACTCTTTAGCAAATCTGCGTTTTCACGCATTGCAATAGCATATTTTGCTTTAGCTTCTGCTAGTTGTTTACGATCTTCATTAAGTTCTGCAATTTCTGAACTTAAACGTTCGCTAACCATTTTGTCTACAGCTTCTGCCATAACTTCTTTGTCATGTGCATATTTAGAAGCAAACTCTTCGCGAAGTTCAGCTGTAACTTCAAGACGATTTTCTTTAATCTTGTTGTTCCATGCTTCTTCGATTTCTTGACGCACTTCTGCGGAAACTACATCATTTTCAAACAAAGTTTTTAGTGCATCCAACATTATATTCTCCTTTTATTGGAGTCGGTTGATTATATTAACCAACGATTCTTTTAAGTATCTCTGTGCCTTAGTGTCATTTTTTGTTGCCTGTGCTAACTCGTATGCCTTGTAGCCTCCACGTGCATTCATTAAATGCTCATAAATCGGTGTAGGATATGCTCCAGGAGCACTTGGTTGTGCTACCACATCCACCGTAATAATTTCAAAATCCGACACTTCGCCGGATCCGTCTTCTTTTACGTTACCAGAGCCCCTAGAAGATACTCCAAGTTTAACGCCGTTTTCCAACATTGTTTTTACTAGAGATCCCATAGGGGTTGGTAAAATTTTTAGCTTGCCGTAACCGTTTGGACCATCCATCCACATCTCTGTGATCATATGGCTAACACGGTCTAGGTTTACTGTAAGTCCATCTGGATGATCAACTTCTCCTAGAACTGAATATCCGCCAGTGATCTGTTCGCTGAGAGTTTTGACAGCCCTGCCAATTTCATTTACAGGATACACACGCTGATTTGCGTTGCGTACTCCGCCTTGTATACAAATGCCCTTCATATACAAGTCTTTTCCTTCGTTGGCATTCTCGACGACAATTTTAGCTTGGTCGAATGTCAAATGTTCTGAGAGTAAGTTCATTTATCCTTAGTCCTCAATTAGCTGCCAATAACTGCTTTTTTATTGTCAGCACCTTCGCCTGCGCCTTTCTTTTCAGCGCCGTGGCCTTTTGGCATAGACTTCATTGATTTTGCTGCTTTACCGCCAGGTACGTTTATGTTTCCCATATTCTCTTCTTTTGCAGAATTACCTTCTAGTCCACCTGTAGTACCTTTAGTATCAGCTTCTCCGCCTGCTACCAAGTTTGAAGCATCTCCGCCCATGTCGTTTTTACCTGCTACAGGTGACTTAGTGTTATCACCGTTGTCGCCCATTTTAGGTGTTACTTTCTCGACATATTCACGCATCTGCTCTGCAGCTGATTTGGAAGTTTCGTCAACTTCTTCATCATCTGATTCTTCTACTTCGTCATCTGACTTTTCAAAAGCCATTTCTTCTGGTGCTGCTTCCATGTCCATGCTGTCTTCCATGTCGTCTGCCATGTCATCTTCAGCGTCTCCGCCCATTTCCATGTCATCATCACCTTCGCCTTCTTCGTCTCCGCCCATCATAGCGTCGAATTCAGCTTTAAGATCTGCTAATTCATCTTCTAAATCAGCAATTTTATCTTCCATGCCTTCTGCATCGTCTGCTGCTGGTTCTTCTTCATCACCCATGTCAGCGTCCATTTCTGCATCAGCATCCATATCCATATCTGCTTCAGCATCGTCAGCTTCGTCGTCAGCTTCGACTTCAAACTCATCAAGGTCAAAGTCTTCTTTTACTTCTTTGTCCTCGTCGTCTTCGTCGTCTTTAGATGCTTCGTCTACTTCCTCGTCCTTAGATGCTTCATCAACTTCTTCATCTTTAGTTTCTTCAGCAAGTAGATCTTCATAAATCTTTCTTGACTTTTCTACCACAATGTCGTGGAATAGTTCTTCTGCTTTTTCGCGATCTTCGTTAACAAGATGCTCAAGCATTTCTTCAAATTTATTATTTGCCATTTTCATCTCCTATAAATGTTAAAATTTACCTATTCGGTAAGGCTGTCATATAATATATTTACTTTATTTGGGGAAAATACCTAGATAATAGGCGAAAAATTGACAATTTTGGTAAAAATTGTCAAGATAGTTGAAAAATCTTCTTAAAATCGCTGATTTTGCATAAGCTGTAGTTCTTGCTTTTATTTAGTTCTTCGGGATTATAGTTATCAGGTGTTATTACCCTTATGTAATTTGTATTGCTGTTTTCGTTAATCACGCTTTTGGTTTGTCTAAGCCAGTTACCAAAAAATGTTGCACCGTCATCTGCTTTTTTATAATTTTGTGTATTTGCATATATGTTATTGAATTTAGAACCATCACCTAGTCCTTTATAATCAAATCCTAGAATATAAATCTTTTCGTATCCGTGTTGACTTGCAAGCCATAAAGCTGTTGGTCCTGAACTCCAACCCTTACTAGGTTGAAAGAAATTTAATCCTTGCATTCTGTCATATGCTCTATTAGGATTTGTCCATACTTGATTTTTCTTTTGATATCCTGATTTGTTTATTTCTAAAACCATTTTAACATCAACTGCTACCAAATAGTCAGGAGCAAAAGTTCTGTATACAGCGTTACATGCATATACTTTTCCTAATGCTTTTAGTTCATTTAAATCAATATTTTCTCGTGACACACCATTGCCTAGAACAAATGCAATGTGATTGTTTTTTCTTTCTTCAGTAGGTTGGGGAGCTGTTGCTGTGCGTTTGTGCTGTTTGGCTAAACGCCTTTCTGCTCTTATTCTATGCCATTCTTGTTTAGAATATTGGCGCTTATCTATTTTGGACAATTATCATACTCCGGCAGCCTGTGCTTGTGCAGCTATTCCATACATTTGCCTCACAATATCATTTTCTTTGGCTTTTTCTTTTGTATGTAGCTCACTTGCTTTCCTTGCTCTGTTTATTTGACGCAAGGTAAGGCGAGTCTTCCGGGTATCATCTAAATCAACTATTGAATCATCATACTGAGGGTTGTACCTATCATCTTCAGTAGGTTGCATAGTTTCTTTGTCGTAATAAAAAAGTTCTCTCAGTATCATGTTTATATTTATGCTGGCGGCGCCGGTTCATCACCTCCCGGTGCTGCCGGTGCGGCTCCTTCTTCTCCTGTAGCTGTTTCTGGAGGTGTATCTGCTCCCCCGTCTTCGCCACCTTCTATACTTACTTGGTCTTCGGCTCCTGAAATATCAGCTGAAATACCTGCGCCTGAAATTCCCACACTTCTCATTTCTCCTGCGGCATCACCTACAGGTGGTTGAAGATTCTCATCATTTTCCTCACGCCACATGCGTTCATTTTCAGCAACGTCTTCTTCGCTCAATCCTAAGAAGCGTTTAAGTGCAAATCTATTTGAAATAAACGGAATAGCTTGAATTTGTGCAAATGTTCCTATTCTTTGATTGTCTAATTCTGTTTGTCTGTAAGCTGCAAAGTTTTGTGGAGGCATAAACTTAATGTCAAACATTGCAGTATCAATGTTTACACCTTTTTCTAAAAGATATCTTTTAAATTCAGTATCAAATTCTTCTACTAGTAAGTTTTGTAATCTTTCACAGTATGTGTTGAATCTTAGTTCCTGAATAAATGCTGTTCCAACTCTTCCGTCGTTGTATTGTGCATTTGAATCGTCTGCACCAGTTGGCAGATATGAACTAGGAATTCTTAATCCACGTACTAACTTGTTTGTAAAATATCTTAGATCATCAATTTCACCTAGGTTTGTACCACCTGGAAGTGTTTCAACTTTTGAGCCTCTGCCTTCCGCAGTTTGTGGAAAGAAGTAATCCTCATTGATGGAAAGCGGATTATAACTAGAGTCTATGACATTTGTCCCTCCGCCAGTTTTGCTAGGAATACGTCTTTGGTGTATTTCTGTCTTTACACGCTCCACAAACTGCATAGCAAGGTGTGATGGCATGTTACCAACATCAACATAAAAAACTCTACGCTCCGGTGCTCTTTGCACACGGTATATAATAATTGCATCTTCAAGCAATTCTTTTTGCTTGTAAACTTTGAAAATACTTTCTAATAATGAATTACCAAATGGATAGTTGTTATCTAAACCTTCTGACAAACTAATATGAAATACATGCTCTGCGTTTACAGCTATTTCACCCTGTTCTACTGTAAATCTACTTCCAAGTTGTCCTGTGTTACTGCCTGTGCCAGTCATTCCCCTAACACCACCAGTTAAGTATCCTGAACCTCCACCTGTTACATTACCTGTAGTCTGAAGTGCTTTTGTTGCAACTAGGTCTTTAAAATTAAATGTAACGTCTTTAACAACATACTGTTCAGGTTTTTTACCTTCTGACTCGTTTACAATAATTCTGTTT